AAGTAAGTGTCATGATTTCCAGGAATCATATGCATATCAATGCCAAGATCTCTGCACTTGTCAAAGAAATACTCTCGGCATTTTTTATATGTATTGAAGTTAATAAACTTGCGACGATCAAAAATATCGCCCAAGTGAATGATGGTCTTTATCTGCCGCTCTTCCAATTCAGGAAAAAACTTCTCTGTATAAAATTTCTCAAAGAAAGTGTCAAATGGAATAGAGTCAGACCGCGCACCGAAGTGCGTGTCAGTAATCAACGCAATTTTCATAAGTTACCTATGTTGCAAAATACCAGCTTGGTGTTTCACGTTTCGTCCACACAGCCATCTTTGCTTTGGCGATGCGATAGTATTCACGATATGCTTCAATGGAGTCAGACTGTTTGAATTCGTCTGGCATTGCTTGGGGCATCTTGGTCATTGGACCATCTTTGATACCCATTGGTGCATTCTTTAAGATATGTTCTAACTTCTGTTGAGTCAGATGCACTCTACCATAGCGGTGTGTGTATTCCTTACAAAGTTCTTCCCACAAAGAATACAACCACATATAGTTACTGAATGACTCCCTCGCCCAGATACCAGAGGGGTGATTGATGTGTGATGCTTTGTAGAGAATTTGATCTTGCTCTGAGTTGGGATGCTCCCAGCGAGCGATGCGTCGACCAGCGGCAGTCTTGTCATACCACTGAGTGCCATCGATGACACGGTGTGCTGTCGACATAAGTTGAGCATACTCGATAATCATTTTGACGACGTGTTTGTCGAGGTGTTGTTTAGCGGCAGTTTCGTAGTTCTCATCTAAGTAAAATATATTCATCTCATCCTCCTGAATACTTTAGTCCAATGATTATGCATCACTTTGCGTGCTAAGTCAAGATCTTTTTTTACTTCTGGATATGCAACAATACCGTTGTTGTAGTCTCGCTCATACGTCTCAATTATACGACGAGCGTCCGTCAAGGGCATCTTTAATTCTTCTTCGGGCATCTCTGTCTCCGAGTTCATACGCTTGTAAGAGTAAATTATACAACTCTTCAGCTGAAAAGTCAAGCACATTTTTGCGTTCAGCCTTGCCGCGCATATCTCGAATATATGCTATGAGATCGTCTTTATCAGTGCGATATTCGATGTCTTCAATATTTCTTATCATGTCCGTAAAATCTTTACCAGAGTGTTGGTTTGGCTGATAGCATCATCCAGAGCATTATGATGTGTATCGTCTTCAGTTGCTCGGATCTTTGAGTTACTGACTCCGACCAGATTAGTCGCAGTTTTGAAACAATGGATATGCCAATATTTCCAAGGTGGTTTCTCGTATCCAATAGAGTACATGGCAGACTCTAGGATTTGTACATCAAACCCTGCGCTGTTACCCCAGATAGGGATAGACTTATCGCCATACCATTCACGGAACTCATTGATGGCTTTCTCAAATGGCATTGTGTCAACCATAAGTTGTTTCAGAGCATGTTTATTCTGCTTGCTCCACCATTCAATTGTACCTTTATCAATATGTCGATCGTACTTCTTTGCTGTCGAAGCATCGATGTTTTGATAATAGGTATCAATAACACCAGTCTCGATATTGAATTTGGTCGCTCCAATAGATAGGATAGCTGCATTACCTCTCGTGCTGAGAGTTTCGATATCAACCATCACCTGATATTGTTTTGGATCCATGAAGAGTTGTGCGCTCATTAGTCTTTTGTTTCCTTTTCCATATCTTGCATTACTTCAAGTTTCTCTTTGGCAAGTTTCAATGCTTCTTTGTCATCGAGGTATTTTGGTCTGCGCTTCTTCAATCCAGCTTTCTGATCAGCATGCTTTTCTTCAAGCTGTGCTGCTTCGTCAACTGCTTTTCGGATATACTCTAAATACTCGGTGTTTCCGTCATTGCCATCAGTATCAGACATCATCAATTCTTGCATATCTAGACTACCGATAAACTTCTTCTTCGTATCCATCTGTTTCTTTTCTTTCTGAATACGACGAATGAATGCATAATAAGTAATCTGTGTGAAATATGCAAACGGATTTTTTGATTTCTCTGGATCGAAGTTATCAATATATGTGATACAGTTTTCGATACCGTCGAGAATCATCTCATCGCGGAATGTATAGTTTACAAAGTTGGATTTATATGCGAGGTGGTTGCCGATCTTCACCATACATTCACCGAGATATTCGGTTACTCGAGGTTTTTGCTCACCAGCAGCTTTTGCAGCTTGCACTCGCTCCCTGTATGCGGTAATCGCAACAAGGAATTCTTTGTTGTCAACATAGTGTCGACTATTGGGATCTCTTCTTTTAGCCATAATATCACCATTCTACATTATTAATACAAAAATGTCAAGCATAGTTTTATTTTAATTTTAATCAAAGTAATGCTTGACTATTACTAAGATCGTTGGTATAATCAGCATGTCGCTGTTTGAAAGAGAAGTATTAATTAATCTTATTATTGTTTTTAGCTTCTATGTAATCAAGCAGGTCATCTGGACTCAGGGCATCAGCCATAGAGTTTGTTGTGGCTCTTTGCTGTTTGTCTTCAAAGAATATCTTTTTGACACATTGTTCGTATCCAGTAATATGCGACTCTATCAGTTTAGCGACAACGACGATTGAGGAGGTCGACACCGTGAACGCAACGTCATCTGACAGACCCATCCACCCCTTCAACATATACGACTCACTTAGATAATCTTCATCTTCGTCTACACCGCCAGAGTATATCTCAATCGGATACATCAAATTAACAAATGGAGTTGAGAGGTCATATTCTTTCTCGAGACATGCAACTATCTGAGATCCATCTGCAAACCGTATTACTCGTATCTTATCAAAACTCATTTGTCAACCTTAACGAGTTTATATTTAAAACCTTCTTCATTATATAATTTAATCCGTTCAACTAAATGATCAAGAGTGTAATTTTTCTTAGACTTCCAAGATAGGTCATCACCAATATCAAAGAGATTGCAAGCAACCTTATTATCTCCAAGACGTAGACCCCGACCGATCGACTGCAAATTTCTTACTCTGCTTTTAGATGGTGAGGAGAACACCACATTATGCAGGTTCCTTATATTTATACCTGTCGAGAAAGTGCCATACGAGGCGACAATTATAGCGTCATCGCACTTCTCCGTCAAGGCACGTATCTCTTCGCGTTGCTCCGTATCAGTACCACCATAAACAAAATACACTGGTCTGTCTTTTGCTGCTTTCTTCTTAATCATATCATAGAGGACGTTTCCGTGTTTCTCCACAAACTGATATAGAACCAAGCTGTTTCCCTTCTGATCGATCACCAGATTGCTGATCAGATTATTCCTCCAATGGTCGCGCACCAGCCAGTCAACTTCCTCCTGATACTTCATGGTCTTCATCGCCTTTCGCTCTTCATCTTTGTGTTGTAGCAATAGGCATGTGATATTTAGATTTGCGACCTTACCATCTTCCATAAGTTCTTTGGTGGTGATAACCTTTGTCACATTACCGAAACAACCTTCCAACACGAGGCGGTGAGTCTTTGTCCCGTCTAGCGTACCAGTGGTTCCGAATCTCCAATGTGCGTTCTGACACTTGTCAAGAATCGATGTAAGAGACTTCGCCTTGAACAAATGCGCTTCGTCTCCATATACAACATCAAACTTCTCGAACCATTTCTTCGGAAACTTGTAGATAGATTGCCAAGTTGAGATGGTAACAGGGAATTCGTTTGATTTTTCTTTACCGCCATAGATTCGATGGCAGTTTTCGCTCGCTTGCCAATCAACAGCACTCGCGTAGTCTTGGAAGTCGCCATACATCTGCTCGACCAGCGAGGTCGTTGGAACAATAATCAGCTGCTTCTTATTTCTCTCTTGGTAGTACCGCATGAGAGTATAGATGATAAGAGACTTACCAGAAGCAGTGGGTGATAACAACAAAGACCTTGCGCCTTGAATACCTTTACGGACAGCTTGTACCTGATAATCTCTTATCTCGATCGGCTTTTCGCCACCATGTAGGTTTAGCTTCTTCGCAAAGTTCTCAATGTATTCAGTCGATACTATGTCACCCTTTGACTCAATGCGGTTGTCTACAGTGTACTCCAGCTGTGCAGAGAAGTCTAGGAGGTACTTTATCAGCCCAACAGGTAATTCTTTGTTGAACATATTAAACAGTCTTGCTTTACCGTCCCACATCCTTGATCTATATGCAGGCATGAATTTGGCTCCTGGAACATCAAATGTGAAGAAGTCATTTAGTTCCTGAAGTATTCCTGTGTCACACTCAACGTGCATGTGCACTGCATTTTTGTATGTGACAGTTATGTCAGCCATTACATAAGTCCATTTGTAAATTTAGTCCACTCGATACCATTCTTAATATCCCAAGTCCTGCTGTGGAGGGATCGCATAACTCGGTCGAGGAAATCAACGACAGTGCGGATATACTCAACCTTGTTCATCTGTTCTTGTAAGTCATCGTCTGACTCGACCATCTCTGCCATGTCGTTTTTTAGAGGTTTGTTGCCGAGCCATTGATCCCAGCCAAGAGTTTCAAGTTCCTGTTTGGATAATTCTCCGCGCCAGTATTGTTGCTTGATTCTTCTCAGCTTGTAGAATGCACCCTCCGATTTTCGGAGTTGCAGCTTGAAGTTAGAAAGGTGGTTTAGATATTTTGAATGCAGTTCAGCAGTCTTGATTGTTGCTTTTCCGAGTTCTAACTCGTCAATCTTGCAATCGACTGCCCACGATTCTTGGAGTTCTTTTAATGTAATCATAATATAATGTATTTATCACGTCAAATTTTCGATCTTGAAAGTCCTGTATCTGAACCCTGCGATACCAGTGAAGTAGTCACCAGCACCTTGTGTGATATCAAAGTCAAGACCTTCCAGACTGGTTGGGAAGGCATCAAAGAATGTAATCTTGATAGTTGGGTTATTGTTTGAATCAAGAACAAATAGGTCAGCATCACTCACTTGGGCGATTGCTTCTTTTTTGCTCTTCTGTGCAGTGGCAGTTCTATACTCTTGCGACTTAATGAAGTCGGTAAACTGCTGATTTTTATCTGGGAAACCAAGACCAAACAGCCAGTTATACAATTCCTGATAGTTCGCCATGTCCTCTTGCACTAGGAATCTGATGATCAATTCACCAAACTGGATCTTATCTCCAGGAAATGGTAATGTCGCCAGAGGTGTTTCCACCTGTGGAGAACCGAGAGATATCTGTGGGATATTCGCAGCTTGACAGAAAAAAGAAACTTGGGGAATGTTAGCGATCTGAAATCGGAAACCATTTGGGCGCAAGAAATCTAGTTCAGCAGGATTGTTCTGACTGAAGTCTGATTCTGCAACATCTGTAATAGGGTTATATGCCATACTCTATTTATACGAGTTATATTGTGAAACTCTCTCCGCAACCACAACGTGCTTTCTCTAATGTATTAACGAATTCAAATCCTTCATTAAGTCCATTCTTTTGATAGTCAACTGTGATTCCTTCAAGAATTAAATTATCCTTTGGGTCAATCAAGATTGAGAAACCTTCATATTCATTTTGAATGTCTCCTTCATTGATTGTGTCTGCATACTCGAGTTTGTATGCATAGCCGCTACAGCCAGTGGTTTCAATACCTATACGAATGCCAATACCTTTACCGCGATTGGATAAGTAAGATTTGAGTTTGTCTTTTGCGATGTCTGTAACTTCCATATCTGTATTTATATACACGCAAAAAAAAGAGGCGATCCGAAGACCGCCTCTCTCAAATAAGTGGTTGGTTGACCCAACTCTTATTATTTTTACATCAAGTTTGTTACTTTAACGCTTCTGTAGTACTGGTTACGATCAGCAGTGAAAGTAGCAGCATCAGTAGTTCCGTCAGCTTGGGTAACGAATGGATTAGCAACCATACCGTAACGAGTCTTGAAGCCGATTTTTGGCTGGAAGTCGGTAGGATCGATTGCACGTACTTGCTGCAGCGGCACATATGGGCAGTAGAAGATACCAGCATCATATGCCGAAGTACCTTTGTAGCCAACTGTGTAGAACTGAGAAGCAGCACCAGTGTTAGCGGAGTATGGATCGATGTACACTTTGTAACGACCGTTCAATACACCAGCAAAAGTGTTACCAGTATCATCAACATTCAGATCTGTGTTCAGTGCTGGAGCATAATCCAGAACACCAGCCATTGCCAGAGCAGAAGCAACATCAGAAGAACATACGATGAAGTTACCTTTACCGCGACGAGTCTCTTGAGCAATTACGTTGGCATCACGTTCAATGTTGAACAGAAGACCTTTGAAACGCTCAACCGACCAACGACCGTTAGAGTCGACGTCAAGGTCAAAAGTAACAGCAG